CATGACTGATGTTTTCAATTCTGTTACCAATGTTTGGTTAATCTATTGTGTCTTTCAAATTGCTCGTAGCTGTGTTGGTCTCACCCGTGACTTGAAGCATTTTGACGAACACGTCGATGCTTTGACTTACGGGGATGATATCATCATTGCTGCTGATAATGAAACCCTCTGCTACTTTAATCGTGTCAACTTTCGTGACGTTGCTGAAGACGTCGGAATGGAAGTTACAGGAGCGAACAAAACTGCGGAAATTGTTCCGTGTGATGCGCTTGAAGATCTTACGTTTCTGAAGTCTCCATTTGTTGTTGATGGCGATGTCGTCCGTGCACCTCTGCCCATCAAGGTTATCCATCGAGAGATAATGTGGATGCGCAAGAGAAATTACGGAGACGTCGTCATCGCTAGACAACAGTTGGACACTGCAGTTGCTATGATGGCACATCACGGGGAAGAAGCCGTGGAAAAGTTCATTCGTGAACTTCAAGAACTAGGTATTGACGTCGAGTTCAGCTACGCTCGCTGGTTCAGAGAATTGAAGGAAAAACAAGATGAGAGCAAAATCGAATACTTGCATGAAGATGTGAGCGAGGGTTTTGATCTTTTCTTGTTTTCTGGAGATGATATGAACTATGATGAGTGGGATGATCTCGCTTTCGAATACGATGGAATGGAGGAGTAATTTAGGCCTTAATTCTAGATGGGTTGCTACCTTATAGCTAACTAAATTTTAAACACACACACTATTATGTTGCTGGAGGAGTAATATGCCGCCCAATCCCTGCGTGGGAGCGAATAAGACGTTCACTATTGTCTCCAGTCACCGCTAATGGTGTGTGTTTTCAAGCCTATTTCAGTGTGAAGCGCGACTATCCGGTAATTCGAATAAATCGTTCGGCCGCTTCACATTTTTATGGAATAGCACTTCGGGGTGGCGCCCGCTAACTGACACTTGCCAAACTCTTTCCTGCTCTTTGAGCCGATAGCTCCGGCACAATGGCCCTTATGGGCCTTGTGTTGGTGTTCCCGATTCATTTGAGCGAGGCATATTTCACACATGTTCCATGTGTTGGAGTATGCCGTTCTAAACTTTCTTTATAATAATAATTATAAATATTCTTTTCTAAATTTATAGGTGAAAAATAATTAATCGCTAGGTTTTATACTATAATAATTAGTTTCTTTAAGTAAATAATAATAAC